TAACAGGGATACTTATGAACTTACTACCATATACCTTGACTTGTACTTCTATCTCGTCATTCTGGTGTCTGACTGAACATTCTGCGTCTATTTCCTGCCGGAGAGCGCTGGCTAGTACTTTGGCGAAACGCGCCTTATGATGCAAAGTTTGACCACTTATCTTCACTACAGCACATGTAAGAGGACATTTTTGTCTTATTAGCGCACGCTTGACTAACTTGGTAATTGGTCCGTCAGAGGCAATCGTCTCTTCCTCGGGCTGAGCAAATTCTGTCACATCCTCGGGCTCTTCAATGACTGGTTCAACTGGTTCAACCTCAGTTTCCTGACCTTCCCAGACTTGTTTAATTTGTGTACTGGAACGTGGATCAATAGTAACAGTACGAACCATGACCATGCTTAGCTCTGGTCTAGGTCTGAGCGAGGCTCCAATGTCGTTCAGTCGTACAAAACCAATATGCAAAGGAACTTCGATTCCACTGACCGGAATTGCCACAAAGCCAGGTTTGACATCAACCATCATCTGGTTGGTTGGTCTCCGTTTGATATCCGCAGAGACACCAGGGAAATTGACCTGAACAAGAACCGCGTCATTCAGAATAGCGGTCTTGAGATTCTCCATGAAATCATCAAACCCATATTCGATTATCGAATCGATTTCCTCTTCGGGAATCTGTCCGCGTCGCAGGCCCTGTTTAAGTTGTTCTTGAGTCTGAGCATAGACCTTAGGTGATACGCTGATGTTGCTGGGATCGTAACGAGAGAACCAAGAGAAATCTGTAATGGGACGATTAACTCTCTGTCCTACCGGAATCTCTCTGAACTCTTCTGGGAGTTGTTCCCAAAGTTTCTGTACCAGATCCTTGTTCTGTCGATATCCTTTCGAAGTCCAATCCAGTGTACCACTAGCCACTTCCTGACCTTTATCATCAACATAGGTCACAGGAATCATCGCATCAGCCGCGCGCATCTCTTTGCTCAAACTCCCCATATCCTGGGTGACACGTGCAATTGTTCCAGGAACCTGCCCTACTAACTGAGCAACCACATCCGGGTTCTGACTCTTAAAAGCTTTGTCGAGTTCCTGAAGTTGCTTAATCAAATCAGATAGAGGGCCTTTCATGTTATCATAGGCATCCTCCACTTTCTCTTGACGAGCACGGTAATCTTCATTGAACTTAGCTTTCCACCAATTCTTAATGCGTTGGACCACACCTGCTACGCGCACCAAATCATTGCTATCTTCTTGTAGCTCTAATGCGGCGTGCCGTAGCAATTGGAGATCATGCTGATTCATTATCCCTTCAGTACTTCTTCGGCTGCTCTCAATAGGGTGATGCTCTGTTCGACAGCATCGTTGTCGTCACAAATCTCAGATGCTTTTACCAAAAGAGCTGAGGCTATTCCTTTGTTTCCATTGTGGGCGGCCTTCTTGGCTCTCTTCACCAAGTCAACCACGTATGCTGCTGCTTCCTGCATTGGTTCCTCCTGGGGTTGCGGCTGGGTTTCTAAATCAGGTATCTCTTGCTGCTCTTGTGGCGCTGGTTCTTGCGGCTGCTCTGCTTGTTCTGGCTGCTGTTCGGGTTGTGCTTGTGGCTCTTGTGCTGGTTCAGCGGGAGCTTCTGTTGGTTGCTCTTCCTGTCCTTGAAGCATCTGCTCTATAGTTTGTGAGAAGTTCTCTCGATACAAAGAAGAGAGACGTTGCTTATGGGTGGTTAATGAATTTTTATAGTTCTGAGCTGCGTCCAGATAAGCACTGAAATCATTCCGGGAACTATCTAGCTTATCAAATACACCACCCATCGCATTGAAAACCTTCTCTGCCATTCGTAGAGCAGCACGAGCAGCTTCCTTCTGCTTACCCATCTTGTTGCGGAAAATCCGATCTAGTAAAGAACCTTCCATCTGTTTGTAAGTGGGAATATTCTCTTTCAACCATTGAACGGGACCAGCTTCGCTAATCAACGCCTCTTTGGTAATACTGGGATCGGGCGCACCAACTGCACGTAGAAGCCCCTGAAACTCAGCTGTACTAGGCATGGTGACAGAGCCTGGACTTAGATTCTCGGGGGTTCCACCTATCTCGTGCTGCATTTCAGACAGCTGAGTACTTGTCAAACCACCAACATCAGATTGATAATGCTCTGAAATAATATCAGCCCTCAGTTGTTCCAGCTCTGGCAGACGATTGAATATTCCATCCAAAGCATCAATTAACTTCCAGGAATAGTATAGAACCTTAGGGTATTCTCGGTTCTTCATGGCCATACGAGCTTCATGAAGATCGGCACGTAAATCAGGCTTAGCCTCCTTTGCCCGCTCCCGCATATCGGTATCGATATCGGTAATAGTATCAGAGACTCGGCGGTATGCTTCGGACCCGTAGTATCTGACATACTCCATCGGGTTCAGCTTTCGACCTAACCATTTGAGAGCCGACCTTCTTTGGGCTTCTTTTTCCATGTTCATAGAGACTCCACTCATCTAACTAAGAAGCCAGAATATGCGCTGCACTATTATGGTGGAGTTGGAGGTGCGGGAGGTGCTCCGCCACCTGCGGGAGCTGGTGCTCCTCCACCGCCTGGTGGTTTAGGCGCTCCGCCGCCACCAATAGGAGCTGGAGGAGGTGCTCCGCCTGGTTTCGGTCCGCCACCGCCACCACCTAGTGGAGGAGGTGCTCCTCCCAGTGGTGGTGCTCCACCTGGAGGTACTTGACCTGGCACAGCTGCTTCTGCTGCTGGCTCGTATGGGCTCTCACCTGGCACGGGCTCATCTGCAACTTCTTCAATCTCATCGCCTGGTCCAAGCGACTTAAGTTCGTGCAACGGATAACGCGCCAGAGCTTGAATCTCACGATTGCGGATCGCGTCCTGAATATCCTCGTATCGAATCTTTCTCTGCTCTTCTTCGTATTCCAATCCCAAACTACGATACAATGTCTGCAAGGACACACGCTTCTGAGCACCTTCACCCTGAGATAGGTTCACCATGTTGTTGATGTAACTATCCATGTCAAACAACGACATGTGATTCCAATCAACCTCAGGAACAATTAACGTCTTCTCACCATCTATGTACTCATAGAAATCCTGAATTTGTGCGATAGGAGCGAAAATCTTGCGCTTCAACCACCCTGTCATCATCTGACGGAACTGCATGTATCTCTGGCGCAACACATCCAAAGCCACTGAGCCAGTAGCATAAGTAGTATCTGATCCGTCCATGATTACAGATGGGACCATCAAACCAATATAGATCTCTTTGATGAGCTGTTGCACATCATTAGATGTATCATAGATGCCCTGACCGTATCCGACTCGATCAACATTAACAGCGTTGTGAGTAAAGATCTTGAAATCTTTATCGTACTGAGCTTCCTCAAAAATGTTGCGGAAATGCTCAAGATCAACAGGAGATGGGCGGAACTCATTGTCACCAATCTTCACCACAGTGAGTGGGTTAACCATGTTATCTGCCTGAGCATACTTAGATTCGCGTAGCTTATCCCATAGCATTAAAGCGCGGAAACAAGACACAATCAAACCAGTTCCCCGAATTTCATACGGAGAAATTCTACGTGCCATATGATGCACATAGAAATTATTCAGTGGAATGTTCTCATTTCTACGAACGTGTTCAATGATACTGGGATCCAATTGCTGACGCTGCTGGATGTCAGTCTGCTGATTGCCATGTACCACTCGTCTTAGATTCTCATCTGGTCGCAGACTGATGATAGGTTCAGCTGCAATTACACTACGCTGGACATTTACATAGTCAGGGTTGAGAATCATAAGCCGGTTCCACTTACCAGCGGCTTCATCTAACTCGCCGTAAATGAATGCCTCTCCGAGAATCCAATACTCTTGTGCAGCTAGTACAGCCATGTTCATCAGATCGATTTCTTCAATCATTTGACCAAAGAACTTTTCAACCTTTGGATTCTTGCACTTGATGTTGAGCTTAGCAATCGGATACGTGCTATGTAGTGTGATTGCGTTATGTACAATAGGATTCAGAGCAAAGAAGCTACGAGCCCAAGCGTTGATAGTAGGACGGTCACGTGGTAGATTGAGATTGGAATTGAGCCACAGAGGAGAGTAAACTTCAGGAATTTGCCGACCGGAATTATTGGCTCCGCGCCAACCACTACCAGATGACATTACGTTTCCGGTAGGTGTAGCTGCCGCAGCCATCTTGTACAAACCCTTACCGCTTCCAGCTACAACACCCATCTGGGTTTGGACCATTTTGATTGGTCTGTCTTGTGGATCAACAAACCCGTCACTGTTCAGATTAGGAACCCATTGAGAACCTTGCTCACGATACTCACCAGCCTCCAGTTGCATTTCCATGATTTCCCGACGCTCATCGCTGATGCTTCGAGCCATACGATTGGTGACCTCAGGTGTTCCGACAATAGCTGCGCGTTTGCGCATCATCTCTTCAGCCCGCGCCCGTTTCTGTTGGTTCATCTCGATTAACTGTTGTGCCCGGGTTATGTTATTGTTGATCTCTACCATAGTAACCCTTTACTAGCCTCTATATCATCCACGGCCGTTGAACATTCTAGGAATATACCCAACAACCGCCTGAATGGGGCGAGGGTCCTCGGCGATTTCATATTTCATGTGGATTGGATTCTTGATAGTAAACCGCTGAGTTACATCGAATTTCCAGGCTAAATAGGCATTCAGAAGAGCCATCAAACCATCGTTGGGACCAATACCCTTAATATACTTTTTACGTGATTCTTCTGCCTTGTCCTTGGTAACCTTAATGTCCATGCTGGAACAATGCTCAATTAACCAGGAAATCTTGTGATGATGTCCACCCGGGAACTTGATTCTGCCCTCTTTTAATAGTCCAAGAACCTCTCCAATGTAATAATCCTTCTCAAATACAATTGTCTTTGGCCATTCATCTTTAGAAAACTTGACATGACCAATTACCTTATGCTGTGCACGAGATGCAAGAAACTTCTCATTATATGTTTTTTGCAATCTATGTGTCAAATCATAAGCATCACCAATATCGCCAACACCAAGAGTTAGATTGTAACGACGAAACATTTCCTCAACTGTCTTTTCTTTATAGTCAGGATCAGTCTTCATCAGCCTAGTAGCAAACTCAACATTAAAGATGTTTCCTTCAACTGTCAGAATGACCGCGCAACTGTACGAACCTTTGCGTCCACGACCAGCGATCTGATCAAGCATTCCTCTCTGGCCCCAGTCGAATCCGCCATAGACACGCTTGCCACCTTCACGATGGATGTACTTCACCATCTTACGGCCCTTTTCGATACACTTCTCTCGAATCTCTTCCGCAGTGATGGTGCCACCTTCACCGTCGTAGAATTCACCTAACACCTCATTCATGTACACACGCTCAGTGTTAATCGGGCTACGCTCTGGTTTTGCTCTGTTAATTGTTTCTCTGGTGAATTTTGGAATGAGCAACTGGTTGTAGTGATATCCAACGTAGTCAGGCTCCCTACCTTCATCAGTTACAGTCTGCTGTGGAATCCACTTTCCATTTTCTTGAGCTTCCAGTTTGTCCTGTTCATGACCGCATTCGGTGCAACGGACAGTCATTCCATAAATCCAAACATCCTCCCAGTTGACATCCGGCCGGTACAATGGGAAGTACTTACCACACTTCTCACAGCGTAAATGATAGTACTGCTGAGTGGAATTGCGCCACATCTCATAGTACGAACCACCTTTGGTCTTGGGAGTTCCGAAATATACCTGAACACCCTCACCGGTAGCTCCATACCGAGACTGAGCGAGAATCTTGGTGACAGCACCAATGGCCAAATCGGACATATCCTGCACCTCATCAAAGAGTGCACAGTCCGCTGTACGACCTCTGATTCTATCGCCATCCAAACCAGTGGACTCAATCCACAACTGATTACCATGCATAAACTTCTTGAAATGCATGTTGTTATTGCTTGGATTGGTTGTATCCATTATATTTTCCATGTAAGACTTGGGAAGTCCATTAGTCTTCATGGTGCCTGGTACAGGCTTAGCTTCACCGATGATTGGATCCAACTTGTCCTTGGTATAGGCTGCGGCCAATGACAAAGTTGGGAATAAATGAATCAGACGCATAGGTGGGCGCTGATTGTTTCCAAACAATCCGCAAGCAGTAAAATAACATTCAAGGGCTGCGGCCATGGTAGTTGCCCCTACCTGCCGGCCCTTGACTAGTACAATTGGTTTGGCATTTGGCTCAATTGCTGAGAGTCCAATATACCTATAAATATCCGCAAAGGGCTTGTATCCTGACTTTTCCAAATCCAGTGGTTTACCACCATCGATTGTCAGATACTTTGCACAAAAATACACCGGATCAACACGCATTATGTTGTCACGGAATTGTTCAAACAGAGCGGAGAATCCTATCTCTCCTGGTTTCATCTTGTCCTCATTAGTCTATTAGATATGCGTATATCTAAAATATATGCTAACTAATGAGTAGAAGATCAATTAAAACACACCTTTATCTGGTACCAGGAGGGTAAACGGATCTCGATTAGGATCTCGGATACCATGATAATCGACCTTGGTACCCACGCCCCGACCAATCTGTGCGGGTATCGCATCACGAGGTCGTTGCTTAGAAATCATCTGCCTATTAATCCAATTTAGCAGTTTTTTATCCGAGAAAACGTCCTGAGTTACACCATCACGATTGAAAGTTTCCACAAGGCTCTGAAGCAATGCGGGAATCTGTATTCCGTGACTAGTATCAATAACATTGATCACGAAATGTTCAATCGCAGGGTTCTGGAGAATTAACTCAGGGATTTCATCTTCTTGAGCATCATCTTCCCCATGATGACGCTCAGCTATACTTTTTTTTCAGTTAAGTCCTTGAACGCAGATGCAAACATTTCCATTGGTCCACAATCGGCACACTCATCATCAGCAGCTGCTTCTTCCCATTCCTCCTCTTCTTCCTCCTCAGGAACTTCGAATAGAGTTGAGTGAGCACCACTACCACCAGGGCCTGGGCCATCATCATCAGGACCACCGTTACCAAAGAGTTCTACAACTTTTGCCAGCCATTTTTCCGGATCTTCTCCTTCCTTCTCTCCCTTTGGCTCGTCTTCCTTCTTGGCATCACCCTCATCTTCCTGACCATGCCTATACTGATGAATCATCCGAATTTCTCCCCCTCCTTCTTCTTTGGCCTGGTTGAGTTCGACCCGCCTGTTAATCTCCTCTTGTAATGCTGGAAAATCTTCTCCATTCGCAGATAATTGGCGGCGGAGGATGAGCAATTTCCAAAATGGAATCTTAGAAAGTTCATTTTCGTGACCACCTTGCATTTCTTCTTCCT